ATCAGCGTTGTTTAAAGACTGCGCCAGTGAATCCCGCTCAGAATTTGTCAAAGAAGACTTCATCAAGCTACGCTCAACCATTTGGATCTTTTCTTGAGCATTCTTGCCAAGCTTTTGGATCTCATTGCGTTGATCTATTTCTGCACTTTCTTGCTCTTGCTGAGATAATCCTAAAACACGCCCCGCCAAATCTTCGAAAGCATCCTGGCTAATCCCATTTTCTTTAGCCCAATCCTGATATACGGCAACAGTCGGATCGTCAGCATCCATACCCTGATCCGAAAGCCCAGAAACATCATACTGCTCCGGTGCTTTATGTTTGCCAGACTTAAATTTCTTTTCAAGCTCCGCATAACTTTTTGCCAGCTTCTCAACATCAGGTCCATCATCATTCCAAAACTTTTCTGGGTAATAATCTGGCCGCTCAAGAGCTTCGGCCTCATCGGTAGCGGCCGTTTCTTCTTTTGGCTGCTCATGTATCGCAATCGGAGCCTCTTGTGGGCTTTCTTCCTGCTCCTTGTTTACGTTAATTAGTGGTGCGTCAGCTTCGATTGTTGTTGTTTGCTCATCCATTGTTTGATCTCTCTATTCTTTTTTCAATCATACGAACCGTTTCAGCCATGCCTGTCCTTACATAGCCAAAGCTGGAATCCTCCCCAGGGTTCCACGTTGGTCTTTCAATCGTAATGCTTCTTAAATGACTTAATACTTTTTGACCTTCAGCACTTTTAAACACCTTGCCATAGATCATATCTATATCTGCGGCTTTGGGTGCGGCTGCTTGTGCTTGCATTAAACCGTCCCAACCTTCGGGTGAACTCATTGCATTGCCTCCATTGTTGCTCCACCATCATCAGCAGCGGGTGGGCCTTGCTCGGCCATCTGTTGCTGCTGCATCTGTTGCATCATCATTTGTTGCTCTTCTGCTGTAGTGAGCAATTCTTGATTAATATTCATCTTCTCAGCAATATACTTTGCTATCCTTGGGATCGAAAGTGTTGCTTGTCCTTGTGGACCTAGAGCATTAGCGATCTGCATGAATTGAACAACATCGTTTACTTCTTGAAGCTTCTGAGCCTGGGCTAATGGGGCCGCAGGCGTAACCTTAACCTCGACACCATTCACTTTTAACGGCAGATCTATGTATCCCTGTTGATCCATAATGTACAAAATGCGAGAAACAAGCGGAACCATAGTCTCATTAATCAAACGGCCAAATGCCGAACCTAGATTACTTGCCAGCTCCCGTGATCTTTCTGCTATCTCAGTTGCAGATCTCGCAGACATATTATCTGGCGGCAGCGTATCATCCATTAAGATCTTTTTAATATTCATACGCAGATCATTCATAACAATCTGGCTTACATTAAAGTCGCCGGTGCGTGGAAGTGGGGCTAATGATGCGCCTTGTGGGCCGCCATTTCGAGCAACACCGATAATAGCACCAGGCTGTATCTTAATGTTTTGCGGATTAAGAACACCATCATCTGCTGCCGTATATACACCGGCAATAGCAAGTGACGCATTCTTTAGAACTAACTCAACAGTCTTATTAAGGGTCTTTATGTCAGCAATTGCAGTAACCAAGGGACCGCGACCATATACTTCACCGGCAACCTTCATGTAACGCGCAACAATAAAAGGTGAGCTGTTCATAGTTTTGTAAACAAGCTCTTGGCGTTTGCCTGGCCAGATCACATGATAGCAAAATATACCTTGCTCATAATCATATATTACAGCGTCAACCAAATCTATTTCTTTTGACGGAGAATTTGCTATCGCTTCGGCCAATTCTGCTGTCATTTCCAGGTCAGGAAACTCTTGCGGTATCGCCTCCGCCTTCATGCGTAATTTGCGATACACGTTGTCTATGTTGCCAAATGTACCTTCTTCAATTGCAACCAGGTATTGCGGGATTGAAGTAAAGCGTATTGGTGTTGCTTCATCTCCAGCCGTAACCATCATAACAGCAGTGCCAACGCAGAGATCCAGTAAAAACTCGCCCATTGCCAGGTCAAAGTTAGTCTGGCGCATTACTTCAAACATACGCTTGGTGTAGGCATCTAACGCAGCTTGAGCCTGTGGCTTCTGTTCTTCTGGAATACCTGTGCCAGCTTCTAAGCGACACCAATCTTTTTGCGGTGGAAACAAACCAGCTTGGATTCGGTTGGCAAATCTTTGAGTTGCGGAGATAGCAGTCGAGTCAAAAACGCGAACCATCTTGCCTTTGCCGGCAACACCGCCTTCGTAATAGCCAGAATAAAGATTTCGTTGTGGAAGCGCAAATTCGTAGCAATCTTCGTAAATAGACCGCCACTCATCCTTACGAGCTTGAGCCTTGGCCTCACGTTCCATTAATTCGTTTACATTTAGCCTGGCCATCTAACTATCCTTTTTATGACGTGCTGCAAAATTACGAGCTGCGTCTACAGAACCAAACCCCCATGCCTTTAGGGCAAGTGCCTTGCGGGTGGGTTGTCCCTTTTCATCTTTCATCGGACCCTTCATCCCAGAGAACCTAGCAGCAAAGCTGACGCGCCGTGGATTAGTTCCAACCTTGACGGGGGGCTTTAAATTAGACCCAGTGGTCTTGTTAATGTGCCTGCGCCCATCTTCATTAAGGCCGCCCTTTGGGTTTTGAAATGCCTTCTTAACCATAATACTACTTTTTGGCTTTAGGCTTGGCTTTAGCTTTAACTGGCTTTTCTACCCAGGCTTCGTTTTCTGGGGTGCTTGGATCATCACTTACAAAGCTACCGCCTTCATCCCTAGCCCTAACTTTTTCGGTTTCTTCTTTAATGTGAGCAACAGCTTTTGCAAATTTATCTGATAAGAAAGACTTAATTTCTGTCATGATTTTTTATCCTTGTTAAACAAAATTGTAGTTTTTGCTATCGCAACAGGCGCACCTTTTATCATTAGTCACCACCGCCAAGCTTTGTGTTTTGGCCTGCTTGTGGGCCTTCTTGACGGGTAGGGGAGAATAACAATCTCATTCCACCAGTTCGCCTTAGCCTACGGCGTGCTTGAACGCCTTGCATCTCAGTTTTCTCTTGAGATGTTGCGCGCTCCGCTGCCCTGGCCTGTGCTGCTGATACAGCAGGGGCCGCTACTGGGGCTGGTGCACGGCTTCCGCCGCCAAATAATCCACTCATATTAAAACCTCGCCATCATGTAATAGTCAGCCCCCTCTGGGCCGAACCTCTTCATAATGCTTTCTACACCAAAACCTAACGACTTGGCAAACCTAAAGGCAGTATCGTTTTCAACTCTTACCGCAATTTGCAATCTTTTTAAATCATAATCTCGGATTGCGCTATCGGTTAGAACCTTTGCACCTCTTACAATTGATATCGTATGCCTACCAATATCCGTTCCTGGTATCATCCACATTTCAGCCAAGCCATTCCAAATAGGCTTAATTCCAAAAGCAGCAACAACTTTACCGCGTCCGATACCAGCCCAGCTTGATCCAGCTTCAGCGTTAGCCCACAAATAATCTATGTAATTAGGGATGTTCTTAATATATTCTTTAGTATCTTCGTTATAATCTATCTTCATCAAATGATCGTGACGCAAAGAAACTATACTTTCATCAGGACTCATTCTAATTTTTGGTATTTGTATGAGGCCCATTAGAATATATCAAAATCAAGAGTTGCGGAATAGGTTGTACCACCGGCAAAGGTAGTCCCATAAGATCCACGGCGCAATTTTCGTTGCTCACCGCCTCCAAGCATTAAGTATCCAAACGCATCACCACAGTGTGAGTGTTCATTTTTAACCGGCATATCTTTAAACCTTTCCTGACCAGCCCCCATAGACTGCCGTTTGAAGAAGTACCCACCGCTCAAAGATTTGCGCAGGCGCAAACATTTTTTATTTACTAAAAGCCCAGGTTTTCCACCAACAAGCCGGTTCATAGGAGACGCAGCGGCCTCACGTCTTACATTGAAAGCGTTGCTATCGGTAGGTTGGGCGCGAAACCCAATAGTTTTAAGATGGTCAAATGCCGTAACTTCATAGATCTCATCCCGTTTGTTACCAGCGGGATCTCCCCAGATCATAACTTCTGCTTTATCAAAGCTTGCCGCAATCTTAGCTAGAAGTTCCTGACCAAATCTTTCCAGGCCCATATCAAAAGTAACAAGCTCATCTAAAATCTTCCATGCGCCACCAGATGTTCGCTGCCCAAAGATAGCTGCCGGTGTCAAACCAAAGTCAACGCCGATCTGAAGCGGATATTGCGGATCATACTGTACATCAGCAGACATTAGCTCATCATCATACTCAGGCCACACTGGTCTGCCTTCTTGGACAAACGTGTACTTGCCTTCAGCGTAGCATCGAATCCAATCAGCATTCTTACCGCCAAGCATTTGCTGGTAATATCCATCAGGTAAATGTTTTTTATTTTCAGCAGAAGGGTTAACCATCCACCACTTGCCGCCAGAAAACATAAAGTCATTAGCCTCTGGGTTCTCAGGTAGATCTTTTGCAGAAACTTCTAACACTCCACCAGGTTGCCGGTGAAACGTCCAAGGAAACCGGCCACCAATAGGATTTTTCTCAGCCAGCTCATGCCACCAGTGATCCGCGTCAGGCGGATTAGTGTCCATAATGATACCATACCAGGACGCACCACCATCTGATTTTGTGGGGTAACGGCCAACGCGGTGTGTCAAACCATCGATCACAGCCTTCGGAAGCTCTCTAGCTTCGTTTACCCAGGCCCCAGTTAATTCAAGAGAAAGTAATTTTCGCACGTCTTGCGGCGTAGAAAGTGCCATGAATATAACTTCGCAATCGATACCAGGCGCATTATCCCTGGTTGGAAGCTTTAGGTGGTGGGTTATAGGCGGCTGCCAGCGCATAGGCCCCCAAACATCTTCTGGAAATAATTCACCCCAGGTCTTAATAGTTGTTGTTCTCAGCTCTGGGTAAGTATTACGCACGATAACAAACCGCGAATACCTGATACCATCACGCGGAGAAGGCTTTTGCTGGACTGCTTTGAGCATTATCTCAGCAGCACAACCGTAGGACTTACCAGATCCCACTGGACCCATCAGGCCGCGAACAAAAGATTTATCGTGTAGAAACTTCCAAACTGTAGCAGACTTAGAAAAGTCTAAATTCATGCTGGGAATATCAGCCATCGTCAGCCTCATAGGTTGTGGTTGCTTCTGGGCCTTTCATATTGATCCCAATGATCGAAGGCTTATCCACGTTGCTCTCGACATCCAGCAAGCCACTAGCTTTAGCCAGAACGCGCAGAACGCTCACCTTGTCAAACATCTCAATCGTTGTGCCGTACTGACCAACCGTAACCTTCTTGATCGAAGCCAACGCTTCATCAGGTATATCCGCCATAGGACGGATTTCACCAGTATGAAGATCAATTATGTCAGTAAGCCTGGCAGTTCCCATAGCAATCAGTTCAGTAGCAACAGCTTCTTTGTTTTGAGCAAGGGTTTCAGAACGGCCAATTCGGCGTTGCAACAATCGCGCACCGCCGAACCGACCAACTGGAGGGATAGGTTTAATCTTATCCTCTTTTTTTCTAGCCATGAACGGGCCTCTTTTGAATGCAATAGTTTGTCTCAGGACTAGGAGCTTTGTCCCAAACGGTCCAACAAAAATCCATTGTAGCGCTCTTACCTCGCTCCGGTGACATTGCTGGACGCCACGCAAGAGAAACTATTGCAAGCGGCCTAGTGTCATAAAATAAATCATAACGCTTTGCAGCATGCCAGTAAGTTGACTTGAGAAGCATTGCAAACGGGACGCCAAAACTTGCGGAGTGTCGGATAAATTCAGCCGCGAGATTGAAGGGGGGGTTTGTTATAATTGCGCCCCCCTTACAATCAGACTTCAAGAAATCAATACCAGACATACCATAACCACGATCATGCAGATCAGAAGACCTAACAATAAAATGTTCGGATTCTAAAACTCTGGATATTGCACCATCACCACAAGCAGGCTCCCAAACGGTTTTCCCCAAGAACAAAGGCCGGAACGCTTTTAGAAGTGCATTAGTACACTCTGACGGAGTTGCATAGAAATCCGCTGACTGCCTTTTATTCCTATCGGAAGAACCGCCTATGATAGTGGAAGACCGCATTAAAACGGAATTTCATCATCTATTTTATCAGCAGGAGCAGCAGCCGGTGCAGCTTGTTGTGGTTGACGATTACCATCATCCTCAAACAGCTTCAGCCAAACCTCGCCCTCCTTATTCGGAAGCGGTAATCCCTCAAGCTTGATGCTAATTCCCTTGTCATTCTGAAAGGCAATGCCATGACGTAACCAAACAGGCTTATCCCGACCAGGTACTTCCTTCGCTTGCACAACACTAAATCGCTTGTTCATGTGTATCTCCTATACAACGTTACAGTATCATTACGATATCGCATAGAAAACGATATTACAACCAATGCGTCACATTTTTTGTGACACTAAACCACGGGCTAAATCCTCAATCATGTGAGAAAATAAACCGTGGTCAATAAGAGCAACAAGATCACCGTCACGCCAGACGTGCAAACCCTCAGGACGAACAGCCCAAGTCACAACCGTCATAGGGTCACGCACGCCAAGCACAGACACCCTATCTCTTCTTTGCAGTCTTAGCAGCAGCTTTAAACGCAGAAGCCTTAGGAGCCCCCTTAGAGCCAACCTTACGCATCTTCTCCCCACTGCCAGAGGCAATACGATCACGTTTAGCTTTTATGTTCGAGTATAGTCCTGGTTTCTTAGCCATATTAATATTCTCCTTCAGTTGCAGGCTCAGAAGACATTTCCGAGTCTTTCATCATGCTACCATCAGGCATTTCGTGATAGCCATCGCTCATTAAGGGTACATCAGTAGCGCCACCCGCATTACTACGCTCCTTGGCAGCAGCTACAGCGTCAGGTAAATTATTAAATCTAGGAAACATATTGCCAGTAGAAAGCTCATAAGCCCTGGATATCTCCCAAGCCTCATCAATATTCTCAAAATATACAGGCTCATTAGTCTCAGAGTTAAACCAAATCGTAGGTATATTCCAAACACCGTTGCTAGGAGCATACTCACTAGCAAGATACTCAGTCGATAATCCGCCAAGACCTAAGTC